TTGATGATTATGTATCGGTGCAGGACAGATTAAAGGAGTTTATTGGTGACCATCCAGACTATCGGATTAAGACTCACGTCCTTGAGGAGTCGCTTACGAGTAACTGTGATGTTTATATTGTTAAAACTGAGCTCTATCGTACTGAGGCTGATCCTGTGGCTTGGACAACCGGATTATCTTCAGAAGCAAAAAGTAAGCAGTATGCGTTGGAGCTTGCGGAGACTGGCTCTCTTGGACGAGCTCTCAACCTCGCTGGCTATTTTGCTAAACCAGCTGGAGCACCAAAGAAGCCAATCCAGACGCTTAATCCGAAATTGGCAGAGTTTGTTAAAGAGCAGAGACCGAACGACCCAGAACCAATAGTGTGGGATGTCAGCGAAGTAGCCGAAAAGCTAGGCGCTGAGATAGTTGATGAGATTCCACTCTGCTCTGGTGGCGATGGCCCGATGGTGCTCAAGTCCGGCACAAAGGAGGGTAAGGAATATCGCGGCTGGGTCTGCCCTACGCCTAAATCTGGTCATCCTGCTAAATGGATGCGTATTGGATCAGATGGCAGTTGGGTATTCCAGAAGTGAGTTTAGAAATGCACCCCTTTAAGTGCGGCCAATGCAAGAAGGTAACCGCACACAGGGAAATCAGACGATACGCCTCTGAAATAAATGAGGGGCAAGAAGTCTGGTTAATGGAGTGCCAGAATTGCTTTGAAATGCGCTTAATAGAGCCAGTCGAGCGGGTAGCTAGTAAAGAAGATGACATTACCCGCTGCGACCAATGCGGTAATTACAAAATGAAGGCAGCTAAATGCCGGATTTGTAAGTTAGCAGCTGGGCAAGAGCGCGTCAAAGAGAGATACTGGACAGGTGGAGCAACGCTCGAAAGGTTTTTAGATGCCGATATATGAGTTTAGGTGTGACGACTGTGACCACATTCAGGATGTCGTTCTGGGCTTCGATGCACCTAAAGCAGTAATCTGCGACAAATGCCAAAAGCAAATGTTTCGCGTATGGACAGCAACACCGACTCATTTCAAGGGACAGGGATGGGCGAGCAAAGAGAAGTAAAGAAAAGAATCCACTCCATTAAATACATTTATCAAATGATGGAGTGGGGCTTCTCCAAAGAGTTTATTGCCCGGGATATGAGCGTAGAGCTTAGCTCGTTAGAGACTAGGCTAAGAAGGCACAAAGAAAGGGAGCAGAATGGAAGAACAGGAAGTAAGACAAAAAATAGCCCAAGAAATAGAGGCACTTCATCCGGACACTAGCTGGACTTATGACGTTGATATGGCTTTGATAATTGCTGAGTGTGCTGCAATAGCTAGGGGTAAAAATGACAATTAAAGACCTAAGCCTAAAACTAGCGGCGATAAGCCTATTAGCGCATCAGGCCAAGAAGTTAAAGGACGAGCTAAGAGCCGAGCTAAAAGTCCAGATGGACGAGCTAGGAGCAGACAGGGTAAAAGCTGAATTAGGTGATGAGGTAGTTGCATACATAACCACCACTAAGCCCAAGTTCAAATGGGTCATTAAAAGCGATAGGAAGGCTTTAGAGTGGTTCAAAGCGTATTACCCTAGTGAGGTTATAGAAACCATACGTCCAAGCTCCCTAGAGGCCATATTGGATAAATTTAACTATCAGGATGACGTAGTTATTGATCCAAATGGTGAGGTAGTTGATTGGCTAGAAGGCTCGTTAGCTGAGCCCTATTTAACTACCAAGTTTCACGGCGAGGGAAGAGCCATTTTGCGAGATGCTTTAATAGGGTTGAAACGTAATGAGCTAGATGTTAAGGAGATATTGGAGTTAGAGGGATAAATGGCCAATGATGAGCTTTATACGCCTAAGTGGATATTTGACAAGCTAGGTGTGATATTTGATTTAGATGTATGCGCGCCGGAAGGCGGGCCGCTACACACTCCAGCTATTGAATATTTTGATTTGAAAGCTGATGGGCTAACTGCCAATTGGTTTGGCCGGGTATGGATGAATCCGCCATTTAGTAAGCCGAGTGTTTGGGTAGATAGATGGATGGATCACGGCAACGGAATAGCCTTACTACCGCTCAGTGGGAATTCTCGCTGGTGGAGCAAATTATGGAATTCTAATTGTGCAGTAATACAAGTGCCACCCAATACAGGTTTCATTAATACTGAAGGCGAAGAAAAGAAAATTATGTATGGCATTAGCCTATGGGCTATTGGCGAGAGCAACATCACATCATTAAAAAATAGCGGAATAGGTAGATTGCGGTGAAATGTCCTAATTATCCAGTTGACAAGGGCATTATACTCTCGCTAAAGCGCGGGCGCAGAGCTAGCCCATTAGCGGTATCGAGGGCGGGCTATTGTCTTCGCCTGATGGCTACGACTATGCTAGCTGTAATAATTACAATAATAAATCAACAACCATCAAAAGCAGATATGAATCTTAAGCTTTATGCGTATAACCAAATGAGTTGGAAAGAGTTTGAGTGCTTTAATTGGTTGATTTATAAGGAGAGTAGATGGAATCCTAAAGCTCGAAATGGTAGTCATTATGGTTTAGGACAGATGCGATCTACTTGGTATAGAGACCTTAGCCCTAAGAGACAAATAAAAGCTTCAATTAAATACATACACCATCGCTACGGCTGTCCCTGTAAAGCTCTGCACCATCTCGAGACTAAGGGCTGGCACTAATGCCACACAAGCGCTATAACTCTGCCTATTATCAGCGCGTTAGGAGTGAGGTACTACAACGCGATTACTTCACTTGCCACTACTGCGGACAAGAGGCTAATACTGTGGATCACTTGATACCCATCTCTAAAGGTGGTACTGATGAAGCCACTAATATGGTTGCAGCTTGTATCAAATGCAACAGCGCTAAGCGCGACCGCATAGCCCCCGGCTTTTTTCAGCGCACCGGATCACCCACGACCCCCATCGGGAAGATTTTCCCTGAAAATGGCTCGGCCAGGCACTATTTTGAGTAAAATGGATTTTTATGAGTGAATCGACCGAGTTAGCCCGAGTCAGGGACGAATCGGCTTACCGGGGTGTGCCAAACCCGCGTATTCACACCAAACTCACCGATTTACCCTCTCACGGCGAGGCTATGATTAAGTTTTGCGAGGAAATCGGCTACGAGTTGCTTCCTTGGCAACAATGGCTGGCTCATCACTCGCTAAAGTACAAGTCGGACGGCCGATGGGCGCACCCGGTAGTCACCTTGCTTTGTGCTCGGCAACAGGGCAAATCAACCTTTATGGCTCTCCAGATATTGTTTAGAATTTACGTACTCAAGGAGAAGCTTCAAGTCCATACGGCTCACAAGCTCACAACCTCAGCAGAATTGTTTTATAAGATATATGGAATTATCGAACAGAGTCCCCGTCTAGCTGCCGAATTTACTAAAAAGCTGGAAAGCAAAGGATTTCAAGAATTACAATTTACTGAAGGCCGTAGATATATCGTAAGAGCTAATAACTCAGCCGGTCGAGGTATCGCCGCACCTGAAACCATCCATTTAGACGAAGCTCGCGAATATAAAGATGAGGATGTCTGGTCTGCTTTGCGATATACCCAAATGGCTAGCCCAAATCCGCAAATATGGGTTTATTCAAATGCTGGAGATCAACACTCAATAGTCCTAAACAAATTACGCGAGAGAGCGTTAGCCGCTATTCACGGCGGGTCGGATGACATTGGCTGGTTCGAGTGGTCAGCACCCAACGGAATTAAATTCGATAACTCGCCAGACTTTTGGCTAGGGGTCTGCCAAGCTAACCCTTCACTTGGTCACACAGTTCATCCGGACAATATCCGAGCCGTATTGTCAGACCCCGAAGATATTGTTCGAACCGAAGTTTTATGTCAATGGGTCGATACCATAAACCCAGTTATCAATCCGTCTCAGTGGGAGAGTTGCGAAGTTGAGGGTCTTCGGCTCAACCCTGAATCTGATACTTGGCTGGCTATTGATCTCAGTCCAGATAGAAAACAAGCAGCTCTGGTAGCAAGTCAAAAACTTGAGGGCGATAGATTTCAAGTTATTCTCTTGCAGACTTGGCACAACCCATCTAACCTCGATGATAAATCGCTGGCTAATGATTTGGCGGATTGGGTGCGTAAGTATCCTGTCCAGCTGGTTGCTTACTCGGCCCGAACCGCTTCAGCTGTGGCAGCGCGATTAGCCCCGGCTGGAATTAGGACTGAACCTATTGATGGTCTTGACTATGCGCAAAGCTGCGATGAGTTGCTTGGAGCGATTTCATCTCAGCGGTTGGCTCATTCCGGACAAGAAGAGCTGACCCGCCAATGCCTAGCCGCCGTTAAGCTCCCTTTCGGCGATGGCGGCTGGGTAATGGGGCGTAAAGTGTCTAACGCGGTTATTTGCGGAGCGGTTGCTTCAGCGATGGCAACACACTACGCCACCAAAGCAGATAGCGGAGTGGATATAGTCATCTTGTAGCACAAAGCCCTTACAATTTAGGCAAATGGGTGCTATTAGAGATTTCTTCTTTCCAGAAGTAAAAGCCGCAACACCACAAAAGGTCGCAGACGTTACTGCTGCCCTAACACCGATTCAAATCACCGATTCGGTTTATAACATTCTAGGCGGCGCAACAAATACCACCCGCCAATTAGCGATGAGCGTTCCTTCAGTTGCTCGCGCTCGTAATATTATTTGCGGCACTATCGGCTCACTACCTCTTACAACATTTAACCGCATAACTGGCGAATTTGTTGATCCTCATCGCGTAATTAATCAACCTGATTCAAGAGTTGCCGGATTTGTAATCTATAACTGGTTGGCTGAAGATATTTGGCTTTATGGCGTTGGTTATGGCCAAGTGCTTGAAATGTATGCTGCAACAGACGGCGGACGAGTTAGAGCTTGGACTCGCGTATCACCGGACAGAGTGACAGTTGATACAAACTTTAGAAATACAGAAATCACCGGCTACAAAATTGACGGACAAGCTGTACCGCTAACTGGTGTCGGCTCAATCATTCGTTTCGATGGCCCAGATGAAGGATTACTCCATAGAGCTGGTAAAACAATTAGCGCAGCTGTGTATTTGGAAAACGCAGCAGTCAATTACGCAAAAGACCCAGTACCTTCCACAGTTTTGAAATCAAATGGCACTAACTTAACTGCCGAAAGAATTTCATCCTTGCTTTCAGCCTGGAGAACTGCTCGCCAGCAAAAATCAACGGCTTTCTTAAATGCAGATGTAACTTTGGAAAGTGTTGGCTTTGATCCTAAGTCCTTGCAGCTTGCAGAAGCTCGCCAATACGTTGCGCTTGAGCTTGCTCGCGCTTGCGGGATTCCTGCTTACTTCTTGAGCGCCGAAACTACTACAATGACTTATAGCAACGCGGTAAGCGAGCGGCGCTCACTTGTTGATTTCTCCCTTCGTCCAATTCTTAAGGCGATTGAAGAAAGACTCTCATTACCGGACTTTGTGCCAAACCCTGTGATGGTGAGATTTGAGCTTGACGATTTCCTACGCGGCAACGCTTTGGAGCGCGCTCAAGTTTATGAAATCTTGAACCGCATCGGTGCGATGAGTGTCGAGCAAATTCAAAAAGAAGAGGACTTAATCCCTTATGAAAATTAAAATGCCAATGACTGTCCTCGCGGCAGACACAGTAAAGCGCACAATAAGCGGAACTATTGTTACTTGGAACGAGCAGGGCAACACCTCAGTAGGGCCGACAGTTTTCGCTTCGGATTCTATTGAGATTAAGCCAGTTAAATTGCTATTGGAACACGACCGCACTCGTCCAATCGGCAAAATGATTGCTCACGAAGTAACAAAGAATGGAATTGTGGCAACATTCAAGATCGCCAACACTATGGCCGGAGAAGATGCGCTCATCGAAGCCACAGAAGGTCTGCGCGATGGTTTTAGCGTTGGCGCGCAAATAAATGAGTGGGTTAATGCTTCTGGCGTAATGAAGATTACCTCAGCAACCCTTGATGAAGTTTCCTTAGTAACTGATCCAGCAATTGACTCAGCTCGCGTTAGCGAAGTCGCTGCATCTGAGAATGAAGCACCAAAAGAAGATTCTGAGCCAGCGACCGCTGAGCCAGAAAACCCAACCGAAGGAGAACAAGTGTCAGACACTACCGCTCCTGCTCCTGCCGTAGAAGAAGCGGTAGAAGCAGCTAAAGTAGAAGCTGCGGCACCACGTCCAGCGTTCTACACCGCACCTCGCCTAGAATTCACAAAGGCGAAGTATCTTGAAGCATCCGTTCGCGCTAAGGTGTTGAACGATGACGAATCACGTCAGTACCTAATGGCTGCTGACACAACAAGCAACAATGCTGGTCTTGTACCAACACGTCAGCTAACCGAAATCATCAACCCGCTATCAAATGCAGACCGCCCAGCTGTTGATTCAGTATCTCGCGGCGTTCTACCTGATGCTGGTATGACTTTTGAAATTCCTCGTATCACCGCAGTTCCAACAGTCGCTGAAGAAGCAGAAGCAGCAACAATTGATGAAACAGATATGACAAACAATTTCCTATCAGTTTCAGTTAAGAAGTACGCCGGAGGTCAGACATTCTCCGTAGAACTTCTAGATCGCACAAGCCCAGCTTTCTTTGATGAGCTTGTCCGTCAAATGGAGTTCGCATACGCAAAGGCTACTGATGTCGCAGTTATTGCTGGCTTGGTTGCTGGTGGAACAGATGGCGGAAACCGCACTCTAGATGCAGCTGGTTTCTTGGACTTCGTATCAGATGCGTCTGTGTCTGTTTATAAGAACACACTCGGAACAGCTCAGAACATTCTTGTAAGCCCAGAGCAATGGGGCAACATAATGAACCTTGCTGATGCTGGCCGTCCGATTTATCAGAACCTAATCGGCCCATCAAATCAGGGTGGCGATTTGTCAGGTGGCGCAGTTCGCGGAAACGTATTGGGTCTAAACCTACGCGTTGCTCGTAACCTAGCTACTGCTGCTCCAACTGGTGATAACTCAATCATCATCATTAACCCAGATGCATACACTTGGTATGAGTCCAGCCGCTTCCGTCTAGAGACCAACCTAGTATCAACCGGACAAATTCAGGTTGCTTACTACGGCTATGGCGCTCTAGCGACAAAGGTCGGCGCTGGTGCATACCGCTGGATGGTTCTCTAACTAGAACTGAAATAGTGACGGCCAGTCCGCTCCCGAGCTGGCCGCTCACCTAATAGCTTGAAAGGATAACGAGATGCCAACAATAGTCACAGCCACAGAGCTTCGGACGATTCTTGGCGTCTCGTCATCCCTATATAACGATGCTTATTTGAATGAAATAATTGACGCGTCTGAAAATATAATTCTTCCAATGTTGGTAAAATACGCCTCTCCAATTGCTAAGGCGGAACTAACTGACAATGTCGCAGTTTTCACCACAACAACCCAACACGAATTTTCAATTGGCCAATCAGTCGTCATTGCCGGAGTCTCAGCAACTTTCAACGGGACAAGAGTCATCACAGATGTTACAGATGACCGCTACGAATTCTCAGCAGCTATTACTGCTTCAGACGTTACGGAGTTTAATGTCATCCCCGCCGGATCAGCTACGCTCACTGGCGCGGCTACCTATGTCGGAAACGCCAACGTTAAGACTTCTGTCTTGGTTATATCAACAGAAATTTTCCAAGCCAAAACGGCATCAGGCGGGACAATAGAAGGCGTTGATTTTGCAGTAACACCTTTCCGCCTATCTAAGAATCTACTTGCAAAAGTAACTGGCCTTCTTGGGCCTTACCTTGATGTTGAAGTAATGGTGGGTTAATGCCCAGCATAGCCACCGACGTCCGAGGCGCAATCAAAACAGCTTTAGCCACTGTTAGCGCAAATGTTTACGATTCTGTGCCAGAAGCGCCACAAGTCCCAGCTGTAATAGTTGTCCCAGATTCGCCTTATATGGAATTGGAAGTTTTGGGCAAAGTGACCACTCGCGTTAAATTAAATTACACAATTAGCGCCTGTGTTGCATACTTTTCTAACCCAGCAGCTTTAGACAACCTAGAGCAATTAGTTATGAGTATTCTTGGTAAGTTAAATGCTTCCAAGTACGAGTTATCAGTGGTTGAGAGACCTACTGTGACCGAAGTCGGCACAACAACCCTGTTAGTGTCGGATATTCGCTTGAGCGTCCGCTACGAGCAAACCGCATAGGAGAACCTGAATGACAACAATTATCACGGGGCGCGATGTGACCTTCACACTTGATACGAAGCCATATGACGCTCAAACAACCTCAGCGACCTTGTCAGCTGAAACCATTATCGAGACTTATCAGACTCTTGATGGCCGCGCTTACAAGTCTGTTGATAAGCAATGGACTTTTACAATCGAACTACTACAGGACTGGGGAGCTTCCGGAGCTCACGGATCACTCTTTGAGTCAATGTGGTCAAATGCTGAGACCGCTCCGAATACACCAGTGGCAGTTGCTTTTACCGCCGCATCTGGGGCAGTATTTACTTTTAACGTATTGCCAATCTTCCCAAGCGCAGGTGGAGCAGCTCCAGGAGCACTCACCGACACTTGGACATTGACAGTCGTTGGACAACCTTCAGAGTCATTTAGCTAATAGATCGGAGCATCGGGAGCTATGAAGTCACAAATTAATATCACCTACAACTCTGGCGAGCAAGCGAGTTATATCGCCCAACCGCCAGAGTTTGCTAAGTGGGAAAAGGCAACTGGCAAGAATATCGGCGAACTTGGTGGAGTCTGGGACATTATGTTCTTGGCTTACAACGCTATGAAGCGCGAGGCAGCTGGTAAGCCAGTTAAAACTTTTGAAGTCTGGATGGAAACTGTCGCAGATATTGAAACAGTGGCCATAGACCCAAAAGCCACAGAGTCGGAAGCGTAGGCCGCCTACTAGTCGAGTTAGCGATTGCTACTCATATTCCGATGAGTGAATGGACTGAGGCGGAGGATGTTCTAACGGCGATTGAGATATTGAAGGAGAGGTCGAATGGCAAGTGAAGCAATAACCTACGACCGAGCCGAACTTCGTCGCATCACAAGCTCGTTTAAGGCTATGGACCAAGAAGCTATCCAACAAGCCCGAGAAGTTTCCAACCAACTCGCTACCTACGCATCTGAGAAAATTAAGTCAGCCGCTCGCACAAGAACGAAAGCTGGCGAGGTCGCTAGACGAGTAGCCGACGGCGTTAGTGTCTCTAAAACCTCTAAGGTTGGCGAATTCAGTTATGGTTTTGCGAGACAAAAGTTTTCCGGTGGCGGAACGACTCAAATCCTTTGGCCGGGTATTGAATTCGGTTCTCGTCGGTTTAAGCAGTTTCCTAGCCGTAGCCCTAACTTTGGACGCGGCGCATCTGGCTATTTCATTTATCCAACACTTCGCCGGATTCAACCGGACATAGTGAGACAATGGGAAACAGCTTTCGCCAAGATTGTTAAGGAGTTCGACTGATGGCAGGATCAAGAACGTTAAAATTATCGATTCTTGCCGATGTCGATAACCTGCGTAAAAACCTATCTTCTGGCTCTCAAGATGTCGCATCTTTTGGAGACAGAGTTGCTGACTTTGGCAAAAAGGCCGGCGTAGCTTTTGCCGCTGCCACGGCTGCCGCTGCTGCTTATGCAACCAAATTAGCCGTCGATGGCGTAAAAGCGGCGATGGAAGATGAGGCCGCGCAGACTCGACTAGCCACAACTTTAAGAAACGTAACTAGCGCAACCGAAGGCACAATTGCCGCGACTGAGTCCTATATTCTCAAAACTTCTTTAGCGACCGGCGTTTCTGACAGCCAGCTTCGTCCCAGCCTAGAGAGACTAGCCAGAGCCACAAATGATGTCACAGAAGCTCAGCGTCTAAATAATTTAGCCCTTGACATAGCCGCTGGAACTGGCCGCTCATTGGAGTCAGTCAGCGCTGCACTTGCTAGAGCTTACGACGGAAACAATTCCGCTCTATCTCGCTTAGGTATTGGTTTATCAGCTGCCGAACTAAAGTCGATGGACTTCAACGAGATAACAAAACAATTGGCCACAACCTTTGGCGGGCAAGCAACTACTCAAGCGAATACCTATGCCGGACAGATGGCTCGGCTGAATGTTGCTTTTGATGAAGCCAAGGAAACTGTCGGCGTTTATATTCTTCAGGCTTTAACTCCATTACTTAACATTTTAAGCAATCAAATAGTCCCGACTTTTGAGCGACTTTCCACAGTGCTAGGCCCTATATTTAGAGACGTATTAGATCGCGCCGGTGTAGTCGTAAGAGATATTCTTTTGCCAGCATTTCAAGGCCTTTGGGCTTTCATTAGAGACTATCTAGCGCCAATTATCAGCAACGTCTTACAGCCAGTTTTTGATGGCTTGGTTAGAGCGGTTAATGCCGTCGGTAATGCTTTTGACAATAACCAAGACGAATTGCAACCTTTTTATAACCTACTTCGCACTATTGCCAACTTTGTTCGCGATTTTGTAGCTCCTGCTATTGGCGAAGTTTTAGGTGCAGCTCTTCGAGTAGTCGGCTCGTTGGTTTCTAACCTTATCAACAACTTTGCTCGCTTGGTTGATTTCCTAGATGATGTATTAGCTAAGATTAGAGCCTTCGTAAATTACGTCCGCAACAATCCAATTGTTGAAGGCATTAGCGGAGTTATTGACCGCATCTTTGGTGGTGGTCGAGCAACTGGTGGAGCAGTTACTCAGAATACTGCTTATATGGTAGGCGAGCGCGGCCCTGAGTTATTTGTACCTAACACTAACGGCAGTATCGTCCCTAATAATGCGCTGGGTGGCGGAACTATAAATGTGACAGTTAATGGAGCAATTGATCCTGAATCTACCGCCAGACAAATAATTCAAATTCTTAATAATTCAGCCTATCGAGGCACTTTGGGAGCTGGCGCGCTGGTATGAGCCTTTGGACTCCCGACTGGAAAGTTTTAGTCAATGGCCTTGATTATTCGTCAGCCACTGTTGCAAATCTGACAGTCACAAGAGGTCGCACAAATATCTATGAGCAACCGGTGGCGGGTTATTGCTACTTGCAGTTAATCGACGTTAATGGCGATACTTTCGATTTACAAATAGGACACCAAATCAGCATTCAACTAAAGAACTCGGCTGGCAATTGGGTAACTATTTATGGCGGTTATATTAGTGATATAGCCACTTCGGTAATCTCAACAGGTTCAACCGACACAGTTATAGGAATTAACGTAACGGCTCTCGGCGCTCTGAGTCGTTTATCTCGCTCAACTTGGAGCGGGTCACTAAACAAGGATGACGAAGGCACACAGATTTTCACAATCGTTTCGGAAACCCTGGCTAACGATTGGCAAGAATTACCGGCAGCAGAAACTTGGGTAAATTACACACCTGCCACCGCTACTTGGGCAACGGCTGAGAATATCGGTTTAGGCACAATCGATCCTGGCGTCTATGAGATGGTGGCTAGATCAGCCGATGCTGTTAATGCTTATACCTATGTCGCGCAACTAGCCGATTCAGCTTTAGGCACAGTTTATGAGGATGACGATGGGCGAGTGGCTTACGATAATCAAGACCACCGACAGGACTATTTGCTGGCTAACGGCTTTACCACTTTATCTGCCAACGATGCGCTTGGCGTTGGTATCCGCTCACAGGTGCGCTCTGGCGATATGCGCAACAACGTCACAATCATCTATAAAAATGGGCAGACTGTAACTGACTCAGATGCCGACTCGATTCTTAACTTTGGCAACTACGGCGAAATTATTGAGACAACTCTTGATCTGCAAGCAGATGCCGAGGCTTACGCTGAGCGTCTAATTTTGCTCCGTTCATTTCCCCGGCCAATTTTGGACGCTGTGTCTTACCCACTTGGCAGCCCAGAGCTAGACGATACCGACCGCGACGCCTTAATCGACATCTTCTTAGGCCAGCCAATAGAACTAACCGATTTGCCAGCCACAATCTCAGCCTTGCCCTATCAGGGTTACGTTGAGGGATGGACTTTCCAAGCTGGCTTCAATTCAGTCACCCTGACCTTTATTCTCTCGCCGCTGAGCTATTCTGGCTACTGGCAGCGTTGGGAGCAAGTCAATCCGGCAGAAAGCTGGAATAGTGTGCTTAATACCTTAGAATGGCAAGACGCGATAGGAGTCATTACCTGATGGCAAATACAACTAACTTCGGCTGGGAGACCCCGGACGATACGGACCTAGTTAAAGATGGCGCGCTAGCTATGCGCACACTGGGGAACGCAATTGATGCGTCCCTTGTTGATTTAAAAGGCGGGACGACCGGACAGGTATTGAGTAAGACTTCTAATACCGATATGGATTTTACTTGGGTAACTAGCGATGATGCTAACGCGATACAAAATGCGATAGTGGATGCCAAAGGTGATCTCATCACCGCAACCGCAGCCGATACACCAGCTCGCTTAGCGGTCGGTTTAAATGGTGACACTCTTGTCGCGGATTCTGCCGCTACTACTGGCCTTCGCTGGCAGGGTAATTTTGCGGCTGGTAAGAATGCGGTAATAAATGGCGATTTTAGAATCTGGCAACGAGGTACAAGTTTCACTCCTACCGCGACAAATACCTTCACCGCCGATAGATGGACTACGTTTTACGATGGCACAGGTGCAACTCGTACCATTAGCCAACAGGCTTTCACTTTAGGCAGCGCACCTGTCGCAGGATATGAAGCACCATTTTTCTTGCGTTATGACGTTTCTGTCGCTGGTTCTGGTAACACCTTTAATCTATTGCGCCAACCTATTGAGGATGTTAGAACTTTTGCAGGTCAAACAGTCACTTACTCCTTCTGGGCTAAGGCTTCTTCTAGTATAAGCGTTACTCCTAGAATCTCACAGTTATTCGGTTCAGGTGGTTCAGCGACAGTAGATAACAACGGCAGCGCATTTACTATCGGTACAACTTGGGCGAGATATACCGCAACCTTTAGCGTTGCTTCTATATCTGGAAAGACAATAGGAACAGGCTCGGCTCTGGCTTTTGACATTAGATTACCTTCCAACACAACTTTTACCTTTGATGTGTGGGGTTGCCAACTAGAGGCTGGCTCAGTAGCCACCGCGTTTCAAACCGCAACTGGCACACTTCAAGGCGAGTTAGCCGCGGGTATGAGATATTATGAAAAGTCTTACGACCAAGCGACCGCGTTAGGAACGGCAACTAATAATGGTGCTAATTCTGGAACTCGCGCTAGTGGTGGGTGGGCAACTCCAATTCGTTTTGCAGTCACAAAACGCACCGCACCGACTGTGACTGTTTATTCAACTGCAACAGGCACAAGTGCAAGAATTAGAAACCGAGATGCTGGCACAGATGAAGTAGCCTCAGCAAGCGATATTGGTCAGACTGGGCTGCCTAACGTTTCGGGAACTGGTGGCACTTCAGGCGTTCTTTATACTTGGCATTGGGAAGCGAGCGCAGAACTATGAAATATGAACTAAAAGCCGATGAGTTTGGCAACGAATATGTTGAGTGGGATGATAACGGCATAATTCGTTTTATCCCTGTCAATGAAGCCAACTCCGATTATCAACGTTATTTGCGCTGGGTAGAGAACCCAGATGCAGAGGAAAACGGCACAATCTCGTAGAAGTATGAGCTGGAAACTATCGAGAGCAGCTGCCCAGATAAGAGAGCAGCTAGACGACAATTACCCGGAGCGCAGTCGCAAAAGCGATGGCACTTTGGGCGATGCTCGTCATTCGGCTAGGAAATCAGATCACAACCCAGACAAAAACGGCTGGGTCAGAGCAATTGATTTTACGGCCGACCTAGGGGTTTCAATTGACGAGACGGCAGACCTTGTAGAGCAGATTCGCAAGTACGCTAAACGCGCTAAAAAGAAGCGAATTAGTTACATAATCTATAACAATAGAATTGCTTCGCCTATCCTTAACTGGAAGTGGCGGAAGTATCGGGGCAGTAATCCACACAAGTCGCACTGGCATCTGAGCTTCACAACCTTGGGTGATGAGGACGGCTCGTTTTTCGATATACCGATGCTTGGAGGCGAAATTGAACGACCTAAAAAGAATGGCCGGAAGCTGGGCAAAGACCTTCCTAGCGACAGCTCTAGCGACCTATATGGCAGTCGGCTTGGATGCAGAGACAATAATAAATGCTGCTATTGCTGCCGTATTGCCGAGCATAATTAACTGGCTCAATCCTAATTACGAGCGTTATGGGAAAGTCCGGTAATGGACGCCAATACCATCGCGGGCTTTGTGGCCTCAGTCCTTGGATCTATTGCGCTACTAATTGCCGGACTTCGCTACATAATTAAACTTGAGAACATTCCACTAATTTCGCGACTCGATAAGTTAGAATCTACCTTAGAAATCGCTCTTCGGGAGAAAGTGGTCAAAGGTGGCACAAAAGCGCGGCGTTAAAAAGCCAGTTAAGAAAGTGGCTAAAAAGCGCAGAACAGTTAAAGAGCTGCCTACCAAGCTAGATTTTTGGGCTATCGCTTGCAAGGAAATTTATGAAACTTGCCGCCGTAATGGAATGGACGAAGGAACGGCTTTGGCTTTTGCTATGGATCGCTCTAGCTGGCCGGACTGGGTTATCGACCCTTCTGATCCGATTAAAAAAATCGGGTGGGAAGATGGCGAGGAGGACGTCTAATTTACCTTCGCGAGGTTGAGCTATTCGAGGCGCTAAAGTCAGTATTCCCGGACTTAATGCCACTATCAGCGACCGACCGAGCAGATGGCGTTACTGGCGATTCATATATTGAAATGAAATGCCGCCGCACCCATTACCAAACTCTCCTAATTGAGAAGAAGAAATGGGACTATTTAGCCGATATAAGGGCTAGAACGGGCGCTAGGACGCTTTATATTAACTCCACCCCACAAGGGGTCTATTGCTTCGATTTAGGGGCTATAAACGAGCCTGAGTGGCTTGTAAAGGCACTTCCAGATAAGACCGACTTCGCCAATAAAGGGACAGTCCAAAAGCTAGCCGGCTACCTAGATATCCGACTCGCCGAGCTGCTACTTGTATAAATCCATTTAGTTAAATACATTTATCCCACTAAATCCATTTATCGGGTTTAGAAGGGAGAAGAAATGATAAATACGCCGAATTTAATTCGGTTTGATACCACCTCTGGCGCTTGGTCGGATGGTAAAAACTACGTTAAAGGCCAGCTTATTCGCAGATATGCGGTTGAGTCATTAGGCCGCAAATCAGTTAGAGGGCGATTAAGTAGGCAAGAGATTAGCGCGTACTGGCTAGACAGATTCGGAGTAAATGCCGATGTTGAGTGAATACCAAGACGCAATAATCTTTAGCGTAACTATCGCTGGTTGGTGGCTATTACACCGCGCAATCTTAGGCATCAAAGCCAAAGCTTTTAATGATGGATACAAGAGAGGAAGAGCGAGCTTAAATGTCAGAGAGATCGTTAAGTGACTGGCTCTCGGACGCTGGTAACACCCTCGAAGACCGGGGGATGGAATATGGTGACCCGAGACACAATCTATTACGCATTTACAAAATCGCGAAATTACTCGGTATTCAGCTCCGAGACCCATCTGACGTTGCGTTGGTGTTTATCGCGACAAAGCTCTCAAGAATGGTGGAAAGTCCAGAGCGCGAAGATTCGTATCTCGATCTCATTGGATACGCCGCTATTTTGGGTAGATGCCGATTTACTTCGCCAGAAGATTGGGACTACGTTGAGTCTGACTCGGAACTCTAACAATCACCAATGGTGCGATTATTGCAAATCTCGCTGGGGACAATTAAAGGACGGCACTTGGCATTTAAAAGCACAAGTACCAGCAGTCTGGAAAGTCGTAAGCGAGACACCTAACCGAAGAGGCCAAGTGAGGTTTTATTGCCAACCCTGTGCTAATGAGGCGCAAAACTGGCCAGATGGCACATTCTGGTCACTCAAAGAACAATTAACTTATGCGATAGATCAATTCGCAGGACGGGAGAAATTAGATGTCGAATTACCTTGATGATTATGTATCGGTGCAGGACAGATTAAAGGAGTTTATTGGTGACCATCCAGACTATCGGATTAAGACTCACGTCCTTGAGGAGTCGCTTACGAGTAACTGTGATGTTTATATTGTTAAAAC